TCGGGGTCGTTTTGAACTATAATATTACTAGCCATGATTTAATCTTTGCGTGGGCTAGGGAAAAGACTATTAGACAGCCCTGCAGCACTGCGGTTAACGGTATTTTGTAGTGCAGGCTGTAGTATACTGTTTACATAGGTACTGCCAATTTTGGTATTGCGAAGTCTATTCTCTGCTTTGATAATAGCTGAATTAATAACTGACTGACCAGCTCGTGCAATACTAGCACGTAGCCTACTGCCCAGTGTTGAACTAGACGGAGGTCTTGGCGTTGCACCATATTGCCTATCAAGAAATCCAACTTCGTCGTCAAAATCTCGCCAATCAAGATTGATTCGAGGATCACCACGACTAACGCCTTCAACTGGTGATCTTTGCTCACCTCTAGTTGCGGCCCATCTTTCTGTTAATTCACTGGTGTCTTGATCATAGTGTATACCATCAAGCCCATCAAGTTGTGGCAAATAATTTTCACCTTGCCAAGCCGATACAGGGCCATCCTCATAAGTAACATACTCGTATTTCAATGACATGGCATGGCCAATAAACTCGTTTTGTCCTGCCGCATGTTTGCCATGTGTCCAACTGACAATTGTAGGATTAACTAGTGTGTATAAACTGTACCGATCCATACTCATACTGTAGATTTTTACAGACTGCAAATAGGGTACATTTTGTCTAGGTGCGTAGCCCCATTTTTGATTGTCTCGATTTTTATATCTGTTTTCCCTTAGCTTGACAGCTTTGGTTATGTTTTGGTACGCATCACCATAATGGAAAGTCATGTAATCTTCCCAAAAATTTCTAACCACATTAGCACTGTCGTCGTGTAATTCTATATTAATAGGAAGATATTTGATACCGGTTTGTACAGTAATGTGTTGATTGTATGCGTTTAAGTCTTTAGATTCTATTTCAAATTTTGGTAAGTCAACACTTTTGACTAATAGTCCAACTTCTTTAAGGTGATCACTTGTGGGTTTGTACATGGTTTCTGTAGCAGCAGAATTGATGCTAAAGAAAACATGATAAAGGAAACTGAATTTGGGGCTAAGTCTATTTTGATTAACCCCAAATAATCGTTGACCGTGCGTGAAATCTTTAAGACGTGGATTAGCAAAGTCACTACGAATAGCCATTTAAAACCTTTGTAGATTAGGTCGCTGTTGTACCTAGGGCAAATCTTGCAAACGCTTGACCAACTCCACTGTCAGTTGGCTTTTGTACAGCATTGTCAAATCTAATGGTCATTTGAATAGTTGCAGGATCACTGCTGCTGTAATTTAGCTCACCATAATTGACTTGACTTAAGAAACAACCGTACAATTCCCATGTTTCAAGAATTTCAGGAGCAGCAGTACCGTTACCGCCGTCAGTGATTTCGCAACGTGTGATAAACTTGTAGTCAATACCCGAAACAGCACTGGCCTGTTGTAGAAAGTCAAACTGCTTTTGAATCTGCTCACCAACCAATTTAGCAACATTGCCTAAACTGTCATCTCGAACGTTAACTGTAGTAGTTTCCCACTTGGGTTTACCAGCATAGTAAATTGTACTGTTGTAAATGGGAATCTCAACAGGCTCCATACTCATACTAGGTCTAGTAAAGTCAACAACCTGCTTGGTTAGTTCTGTAACATTTGTTCCAAGTCCAAAGTTTTCAAAACTAACACGAAAACGATACTTGAGTTTGGGCATCAACAGTCCCTGGCTACTAGCACTTTGGCTAGTAGATAAGGGAACTGTAAATCTTTGTAGTGATGCAACTGACATGTTAGATCTCCTAAATCTTTAAATTAAAAATTGCTAGTAATAGCACCAGTATTCTTAATACGTAGCGGAATGTAGATAAACTCCACTGCCTTAACTGGTTCGATAGCGATATCAAGGTACAATTCGTTGCGATCAATACGAGCAGGTGTGTTGTTTGTTGTATCACAAACAACTAAGTAGTCGTACAAAGCACGTTTAGCTACTAAATCGTTGAGCATTTGTTCAACAATTTGCTTGAGCTGGTCACGAGTGATTTTATCATTGGGTTCAAAGATAAACGATCTTGACAGTTTAGCAACACGATCACGAATATAAGCAACTAGTCTAGCTACGTTGATTCTATCAAAAGCTGAAGTTGTTGCACTGCGAGTCTTTTGTCCGTAAACAGTAATACCTGTACCAGGCAAATATGTGATTGGATTGATATTGGTTTCGTACAGTGTGTCACGAATTCCTTCACTCATACCAAACGAAATAAACTCGCCGGTAGCACTGCTGACATAACCTAGACTTGCTGCATTGTCTACTAGACCACGCTGTGTACCTGCTGGTGCAAACCAAGGATAGCTAACATCGTCACTGTGTACAATAGTGCGAAGCGCCATGTGACTTGGTGGAACAGCAATAGTGTTTCCGCTAAGGTCATTAAACAGTGCTGAAGGATAATACACAGCTAGGTAGTTGTCTGATGTGCGTAGTGCCTCATCATACATAGTACCGCTGCTTGTGCCGTTACTCCAGTTTTGTAGTTCTGTTCCAGTTGGTGCTAAGTGCATACTGGTGTCACCGATAACAAACGCAGTATTTCTGCGATCATTGTTGAGCGAGACCATGTTGGGAATCAACTCAGGATATCCAGGGCAAGCAATTAGTGTAAACTCACGCTGCTCTTCACGGATTTCTGTGCTAGAATCAATTGCACTCTTTAGTGCTTCTACCACCAATGCACGAACTGCACGGTGACCTGTATATGGGCTACCGTCAGTTCTATTGCCAGCTGCATTTACCCAAGTATTGGTTGCTAGTTCTACCCAATGTGTTGAATCGTTTGGCGGTGTTGTTGTACTAGTAACAGCAAGGATACATCTGTAAATCTTACCATTGGTATAAACTACACGATCGCCTAACACATAACTAGTAGTTCCGCTCCAAACATTAAAGGCAAAATCAGTTGAATTAAAATAGTTGGCTTTGAACTGTTTAACATTGTAGCCACTGCGACGTGTGTTAAACAACAATGTACCACGTGGGTAAGCTGTTGCATCAGGTGCGTCAATGTCCAAATAGCTACTGGTTAGAAGAGTTTTAGTAGTAACTAAATTACCAGTAACTGTGTCGGTTGTCCCATCAGTGTCCCAACGAGCATCAGCAAATACAATACCAGTTTCAGTAGTTTGATTGCTGTTGTCGATTTGTACCCAACGATTAACACCAGTAACTGTTTGCCAACGGCTGAGTTTGGGATAGTTTTCTAAATCGCTAGTGTCTAACCACAAATCACCTAGTGCTAGTGCAGTAGCGCCATCACTTTGTGTAGTGGGCTTGGATGCCGAAACAATAACGCCATTAGGGTCAGTTAGTGTCAAGTTGTAACCACGTGCATCGCTGGTAACAGTTCTATACCCTTTCCATGCAGTTTTACTAGCTGTGCCATCGTGAATCATGATGTCAACTTCACTAATGGTACTGTAATACCACAATGTACCAGTGTCGGGATTGGTGCTGGGTTCAACCGAACTTGCTGTGTAGCTTGAAGCTGATAATGCTGCCCAGTTGCTGGCAATTAAATAGCCAGAAGTTGGAACACCGCTAACTGTAATTGTAGCAGTACGCACACCTGTTGTAGAATTAGAAATCCCTAACCCAGTTAACGGAGTGTTAGTGGTATTTTTTAATGCAATTACACCGCCTAGAGCATGTGTTAATGTTAGAGCAGTTGTACCTGATGCTGTTAGATTAGAAATTCCAGCAGCATTAATCAATGACACTACACCAGCAACAGTGTTTGTTGCGCCGATTGTTATAGTATATGCAGTGCTTAATGAATAATTGCCTGGGGTGCTAACTTGAATAGTAAATGCATCATTAATGGTTAGTGTAGTAGCTGTTGCACCAGTTACAATTGTTGGCCATGTGTTATTTCTACGGAATAGTTTGTATGTAACGGTGCCATCATTAGCTGTGTTATACTGTGTATAGAGTGCACCAGTTGCAATTAGTTTTCCACCACTGGTGTCTAGACCAGCAACAGCAGACCAATCATCAGCGTACAACGGGGTTGAGATTTGACTGAATGTGTCTACTGAGAGGCTATACTTGCTCAATACCAAATTAGCGCCTAAGTTAACTGCATTGGTTTTAACCCAAACGCTGTCGCTAGGGCGTGGACTACTATCACTAGATCTCCACTGTGGAACACTGGTATGAGTAGAAAACTGAGTTGTTGGAATTTGGTAAGTACCAGCTGTGAGCCCAATTGCAGCTAATCCAGTGACTGAATTAACAGTGATTGTACTGCTTGTAAGAATCAACTTACCGTCAACCACGCTGCCATTGGATTTAGCGGCACTGGTTACATAAATTTCCAAATACCCATTGACTACAGCAGCACTGACCCCGGAGAGCGTTGTTGCTGTTAAATTATTAATAGCTGTAGCCAGTGTACCTAGAGAAGTACCTGATGATGTAACAGTGGCGCCGTTTAGCACAAGGTTACCACTGATCATTGTTGGATTAGCAACAGTACCAACAACAGTTGGCACAGCCGCTTGCCATAGTGTTGACCCCACAACAACCCAAGTATTCTTACGTGTTTTATAATAAACAGTAGGATCAATGGCAGCAGTAGCTACCACAGCATAATCGCCAACATTGCCATACGATTCGCTAGGTGCACTACCAGTCAAATAAGTAGCTGTTGTGTAAACTGTGGGGGTGATTGCCGAGAAAGTCTGTGTACCAGCGTCCCACTCAAACAAGCCCCAATCGGTTGAAGCAGCATCTAGCCAATACAGTCCGTCAGCTGGATTGCCAACTGGGCGAACCGATGTGCCTTCTAGTTGCTTTAGATCAATGTCAGCTCGTACAGTCATTGCACGATTGCTGATGCCTAATAGGCTGTATGCAGCCATTAGGCCATATTCGTTACGCTCGCCACCATGTATTGGTGTATTTGAACTAGTCTGTTCAAAATAAGGAGCACCGTACAGTGTAGCCAACTCACGTTGACTGCCAACAATGGCCAATTTGCCTGCGTTGGCTTTGGTCGTGCCAGCGGCAGTTCCGGTGTTGGTGATGTTGCTTTTGTCCTGTTCAGTAGCTATGACAATTAGTGGGACAGTGCCAGTTGCAGCCGAAGCATACGCACTATCGTTAAAAACTGTAATCTCTACGCCTGGTGATACGAGTGCCATTTTGTAAATCCTTATTCAAATAAGTGTTGTAAATATTTATGTGTAAATGTCAAAATTGCCCACTTAGTGGACCTTTTTACGAACCTTTAATCGTAAATACTTAACATATAAAGGTCCTTTACACAATGCCAACGGCTCCACTATGCCAAGAATGCGGGGCAAAACCCGCCCAAGTCAATTATAACAAAAATGGCCGTACCTATTATAGGTCAAAATGCCATGGGTGCAGTCATGGACGTAAAAAATCCACAGATGTGGTACTGGGTTATAGAAAAAAATCCCAGTGCGAGCGTTGTGGATTTAAGCCACGGATAGAAGAACAGCTACGCTTGCACCATGCTGATCACAATCAGCAAAACAACAATTTTAAAAATTTAAGAACGGTGTGTTGCAACTGCGCTGTAGAATTAAGCACATTGAAAACACCGTGGACCACAGGGGATCTATCGCCAGACTTTTAATTGCGCTTCAACACGATCATAGAGATCGTTGATTGTGCCGTTGTTGACAATTTCAGCATCAAATTGTTCTTGCACCCAAGCATACTCGCTAGCATGAACACCGGGATAAAGTTCCCGCATGCCTTGTGTGAGATTGTATGATGCGAATCCTCGAGCCACATCATACCAAGCTGGTTTTTGCACTGGGCTAATTAGCAAGAATCTGGCACCTAAACTGCGTAGTGCAGCCATTTCGTTAGGGAAACGTACATCTGTTACAACAACATTATACCCATGTTCTTGTAGTAATCCAATTTTTCGTTCTACATTCAGTATCCAAATTGAATCACTAAAGTGTTGCCTAAAAACATCTGTGCCGATATGCTGTAGGGCATAACGTGGGGTAAAGTTTTTGATGCCCAATTTTTTGCCCCACCATGCATCTATGGTTTCCCTAAAAATACGAGATTCGTCAGTGTCACCTTCTAACAAATGCCTCGGCCAGCTAAAGATACTGCCAACAGTATCTTTTAGAGCATCAGCAAATGCCAGTTGTGTGTAGCCACATGAGTTTTTTAAGTAGTAAGCAGCAGTGTTTTTGCCCGAGCCAATAAGGCCAGAAATTCCAATAATCAATTAATCCTC